GCTTCCCATCGACCGTCAGGCCGCTGCCGGATGCTGCCTGCGCCCGACGCGGCGCGCGTATTTGCTTTTCTTGGCATTGCAATTCCTCCATATTTCGTGTTATGATTGGAGGGCAGTAGGCCCTTGCAAGTTTACTGCCCCTATAACCGCTTCCGGTGTTCCAGCACCGGGGGCGGTTTTTATTCATTTCATTTTTCCTGCTTAGTAATTTCATTAAGCAATTCTATCAAAATTTTAGTAACCCTGTATTCGTACAATTCTGCAGGGCGAAAATAGCCAGTTTCATAATCCTCAAATGGCTGGAATAGCCCCATATCGCCCGTTTCTAACAGTTGAAATGCCTGCAAAGTTTCTCTGACCTCAAGCGGGATATTGGATTCTTCGAGTGCTTTTCCAATCGCAGAAATTAGGTCCTTCCTCTCAGCTTCGGGGGGCATTGAGTCTATAATATGTTCAAATATGACTTCTGCCTCTTTTGCTCCCTTGAATTGCATCATGTGCCAGAGTAATGAATGAAATCTTTCGTTGCAAATCAATTTCCCAAGAAAACAGTTAAATGGGCTATGATCGTTCCATTGGGCGAACTTATTCTTTTCTTCATGTAAAATTTGTACCGCATCTTCCGAAATATCCAAATAGTCACAAATCATTTGAACGCGTTGATTTGGGCTTTTGACCCTTGCGAGGCCAAGAATATAGTCTGCGCTAACCTGAAAATATACCGCTAAGTCCCTTAACGATTTGGCATCTGGCAGTGTATCCCCATTTTCCCAAAGTCCCAGAGTGGATTTAGATACTCCAAGAACTTTTGATAGCCCTTCCTGTGATATTCCCTTTTTTGCCCTCAGTTCTCTTAACTGTGTTGGGAAAATGGCAGCTTTATTGTCTGCTGACGAATATGCCTTTCCACTTTTTTTGGCTTCTTTTTGTGTGGTTGGAAAAATCGGTCGTTCCATTATTTCCCTCCATGAACAGACTGAAAAACTTGTTCTCTGCGTTTTTTGGCCTTATTTTATTGCTAGTACGATTTTCTTGCTGTATAATTAGCGTAAACAGAAAATCATTCTGTCCATATCGTATCACAATGCCACGAAAAGTCAAGCCTATTCTGAAAGGAGAATTTTCAATGGAATTAGATCGTTTACTTTACTCACCTGCAGAAGCAGCATCTGTCGCGAGCGTTAGCCGCCCAACGATTTATCGTTGGATGAAAATTGATGGTTTTCCAGTTGCGCACATTGGCGGATGCACACGAATTCCAGTTGAGGCATTCCAACGTTGGATTAATGAACAGGTTGGAGGGATCGTACGTGTTTGATGAAAGAAAAAAAGCCCGTCCTGATGCTGGAACATCAGGGCAGGCAGTGAGGGAGGATGCTTTGCAGGGCAACGCTTCCCGCATCCAGTTTAACACCGCCGACGGCGGCGGTCAAGGTTCGATTGCAATAGCTGACTATTTGAGCCACGGGCAGGCGAACGCCATCCCTCTCCGAGACTTAGAGAGAATGACCGGGCTTGATGGTCGAACGATCCGCGCCATGATTGCCGCCGAACGGCGTACAGGCGCGGCCATCCTTAGCGACAATTTGACCGGCTATTATCTCCCTGCGAACGAGGAAGAAAAAGCGCGTTTTGTTCGCTCCATGCGACACAGAGCGAAAGAAATTTTGCTTGCGGCGGATGCCGTGGAAAGGACTTGAACGAATGGCAGAAATTAGAGAAAAGCACCCAACGTGGTTCAAAATGAAGATTGAGCGGCGGCAGCTCATAAAACAGCTACCGCCGGAAACGGCAGTCAATGTTCTTCTGGCTTGTTGGGACTACTTAGAAACCGGTGAAATTCCCGACACCTTGCAGCCGATGGAGAAAATCGCATTCTCTGCGTTCTTTCCTGACATGGAGGAGGCGTGGAAACGATACGAACAGCGCATTAACAGCGGGTCAAAAGGAGGCAGACCTCCGAAGGAATAACCGTGCGAAACCATACGGTTCCACACGGTACCGCATGGCACAGAAGAAGAAACAGAAACAGAACAGAAACAGAGAGTGAGAGAGTAAAAGGGAACAGCTTGGCTGTTCACAGGTATAAGGGAAACTTTCGTTTCCGCACTCACTCTTGAAAAGAAATTCTTTCTTTTTTGCATAATGGGTGTTGAAAGGAGCTGTCAAGTGGTCTTTGACTTTGAAAAATTCGCTCAAATCACCGCGAGCGTGTATCCTGGTGGTGTTTACTCGCTTGACGATGTTTTGCAAGTCTTTTTGTATTACTTCGAACAGTACGAACGGCACACCGGCAGGCCACACCCGCCGATCAGAGCAAGCCAGATCGTTCGCATTTGTCAGGATATGCCATACATAGACCAGCAGAGCAAAGGCGGCTACGAGGATATTTCCCCGCTGGATTATCGCACTATGATTGACCAGCATTTTGCTACAAAATACCGACACTGCGACTACAATATCAACCATTTTTTCAGCGGCAAAATAAGAGCATTGCGCTTTTATGAGGCGTGTTACTAATGTGAAAAGAGTTTGCTGCTATGAAAACTCTCCCCGGTTTCGGGGAGAGTGCCTGTAAAAAATATCTGCCCGTCAACGATATTTTATCACGGGAGGGTCAGGATGGCAACAAACGAAATCGCGGCGGCGGTACAATGCGGACAGGCTGATGTATTGGAATTGTGGAGAATGTGCCGCCGATACGCTATGCAGCAAGCCACACGGTGGCACAGAGCGTTTGAAAGAAGCGGCGGTGTCGAATTAGACGACCTTGAGCAAAGTGCGTTTATTGGGCTTCTAAAAGCCGTGCAGACATGGAAGCCGGAAAGCGGTGCATTCTCCACTTGGTACACTATTCAGCTAAGGGCGGTATTTGTAGAGGCTTACGGGATGAGGACGAAACGAACACGAGAAGATCCGCTCAATAAATCTCATTTATCGCTCGATACGCCACTGGATGAGAACGAAGACGGCAGCTTTACTATTGCAGATGTTCTACCAGATGAAGCGGCGGAAGAAGCCTTTGAGGATATCGAACAGCGGGATTTTCGACAGGCCGTGCAAGCGGCGCTTGCACAACTAACAGATGCACAGCGCGAGGCGATCATCAGTGAGTTTTGGCTTGGCCAAAAGCCTGATGCAAAGGCGCGGCGGGAAGCAATACGAGCCTTGCGGCATCCGCGGATCCGCAAACCGCTGATGGAGTTTTACCAATAAAACGACGTGAACACACGCTGTATGGCTACATTTGACCGCATTTGTCCGATAAAAAAGGGGTGATAGATTTATAGACGCTAAGAAGCAAAGAATACTCGCCGCACTATTGAGCACACCCACAAAAGAGGCTGCGGGGAAAGCTGCGGGCGTGAGTGTGAAGACCATCAACCGCTGCTTGCAAGACGCTGAATTTTTAGCAGCTTACAAGCACGCGGCGGCGGGGATCATGGATAGGGCAACAAGGCAGTTGCAGCAGAATTTGACCGCAGCAATAGACCGGTTGGGCGCTATTGTCTCAGACGATGAAGAAACGAGCGCAAATCACATTACAGCGGCGCGAACGTTGCTTGACTACGGTCTGAAATTCACCGAGTTTAACGACGTTTTGAAGGAGCTAGAGGAGGGCGGCGAAGATGTATTATGACCGTCTGAAAGCCCGCGTGAGGGCAACCAGCGCGATCAAGCGGCAGCAGCGAGAGGCGCGGGCGCTTATTGACAGCATAGACGTAAAGCAACATATAGCCCCCGTATATTTCCCACTGCATGACGATTTGAAAAAGGGGAAGCACACCACATTCAATCTACCCGGCGGGCGCGGCTCCTGCAAGTCCTCCTTTACCTCTTTGGAGATTGTGAGCGGCATTATGGCAGATACCACAGGACAGAGCAACGGCATTGTATTCCGCCTTGTGGGTGCAACAATGCGGGATAGCGTCTTTTCTCAAATCGCATGGGCCATTGATACGCTGGGCGTTTCCCATCTATGGCGCGGGCGTGTGTCCCCCATGTCCTATACTTATCTCCCGACCGGCGCACAGATCTTTTTCCGAGGTCTGGACGACGCGAGCAAGTTAAAATCCATCAAGCCACGGCGCGGCGTGTTCCGGTATGTGTGGCTTGAAGAATTTAGCGAACTTCCCGGGCCGAACTTCACGCGAAACGTTATGCAATCGGTACTTAGAGGACAGGGGCCGGGGGCTATCGTGTTCCGAACCTTTAACCCGCCGATCTCCGCCAACCACTGGTCGAATTTGCTTATACGGGAGCCGGACGAAAAGGCCGTTACGCTGCTGACAGACTATACCATGATCCCCACAGACTGGCTGGGCGAGAGTTTTCTTTATGAAGCTGAACGGCTGCGCGATGTAAACCCGAAAGCCTATGAACACGAATATTTAGGCGTACCGACCGGAACCGGCGGCGAAGTCTTTCCCAATTTGGAAATACGGGAGATCACCGACGAGGAAATAGAACAAATGGGCTATTTCTATCAAGGCTTAGACTTTGGATTTGCGGTCGATCCCGCCGCATTTCTCCGCGTGTCTTATGACCGAAAGAGCGACACCGTTTTTTTTGTTGACGAAATATACAAGCGGCATTTGTCGAATAAGCAGCTTGCGGAGGAAATCAAAAAGCGCCGCTATGACCGCGGCGGGGGTGAGTACCATTCTCCAATATTGGGCGGCGTATACGAGGAAAAGCAGCTAATCACAGCGGATTGTGCGGAGCCGAAATCCATAGCGGATATGCAGACGGAGGGCTTGAAGTGCATCCCATGCCACAAAGAGCCGGGGTGCGTGAGCTATCGTGTGAAATGGCTGCAACATCGGCGCATTGTGATTGATCCAAAGCGAACCCCTGAAGCATACCGCGAATTTGTAAATTACAGCTACGCCACGGACAAGGACGGAAACTTTCTTTCCGAACTGCCCGACAAGGACAACCACACCATAGACGCCTGCGCTTATGCCCTCGACCGGCATATTTACCGGCGCGGCGTTTCGGCGTGAGAAAGGAGAAGGTCATGGGCTATATGCGTATCAAGTGCCACTATTGCGGCGGCACATGGGAAGTGTACGGGCGAAGCGTCACAAATGGGGACTATGCCCGCACCTGTCCGCATTGCTTCAAAGCCATTGAAAGGCAGACATGGGAAAAGCAGATCATTCCGGCGTTTCATGCGCTGGACGATGCAAACCGCGAGCTTGTAAAGGACAGCAGCGGCTACCATACCCCGCTTTTTGAGGCCAGCTATGAGGCCGACAGCGTATTCCGCAACGGCTATGAAGACTGTCCAAATTTGGACTGAAAGGAAGCACATGGACATTTTGAAGGAATACCCCCTAATTGACGCGCACGGCAAGCGATACCGTGAAGTTGGCCGGGGCTGCATCGAATATGCGCCGACCCTTGTAACCTCTGCGGGCGAAGTGCCGATTGGAACAGTCATTTATAAGAAGATGCAGGAAGAACCACCCGCACAAAGAAAAGATTGCCCCTTTCAGGGCGGCCTATACCCGCAATGCAAAGAGGACGATTGTGCTTTTTTCAAAGGCGGCAAGTGCAAGCCGGGAACGGCAACAGCGGGCAAGCGCTGCCCTTTCCCTGCACATTTGACTTGCGGTAATACCTGCGCCATGTATAAGAATAGGCGCTGCGGCCTTTTCCCGCAGCAGAAAGGAACAAAAAAATGAGCGAGTTTAACCATTTTGCAAAAGAACTTGACGAGGCTTTCCGCACTGCGAGAAGCGAATACGCCGCAGTTTATGACGAACTAACCAAAGCGAAGGAGAACGCAAGCGCGGCGGGTTTAGATGCCGTAAAGCAGCAGATCGCCACGATTCAGCTCCGAGAGGCAGAAAAGAAAATGCAACAGGAAACGAGGCGCATTTGGGCGGTGTTCGATGCAAAGGCCGCAGAACTCCGCAGCGCATTGGAAAAGGAAGTACAGGCGAGCAAGTGCGTTGACCCGACTGCCGTAGATGCCGCAGGCATAGAGTTGATGAAGTCCGGCATTCTGACCACTGATGATTATTACGCCCTTGCGGAAAAATACGATGGAAATGTAACGATGCTTCGACTTCTTTCAAAATACGCAGCGGATGCGGCAACAGATGCAGACAACCGAAAAGACCGCGTCGCGCTCACTGTTCTTTCGCAAGAGTGCGCCAACGGCACAGGAAAGACGCTTAAAGCGTGGGATGACCTCATGACTACTGTAAACTATTGTAGCGGGCGCGGCGGCAACGGCAGCAGACGGCAAACTCCCGGCGTTGTCGCGCACATGGGCGAATGGTGGGATCAGCTTTCCGGCGAGATCATCGAAAGCTTTTAATGGGGGTGTCTATGCTTTGCGGTATGATCGTTGGCGCTATTATCTTCTGCGCGGGAGCCTTTGTGGGCGCCGTGATGGTTGGAGTGGGCGCAAATATTGAAAAAGGCAAGATAACAAAGAACCATGCAGCAGAAAAATGAGTCCTGCAAACAAAAGTCAATAGCCAAAAAGAAAAAAGTCCCGCAAAATTTGCGAGACCGAAAAAGGGTATAGCAAAACAGGCTGGAGAAAAGATGTATCGCCAGCCGGGATGGAATTGGCAGTTAGCTTAACTCTGTGCGGAGTTCTGCTGCGCGTCGAAATCCTCAAGGCACTCTTTCACACGAGCATAGTAGATGCGCAGGAACTTGTTCTGCGCGGCTGTCATGTAGACAAAATAAGGCTTGCCCTCCGCGCGTTTCTTATCGAGGAACTGGTACACCGGTTCGTCCTCTGGAGCTTTTCTCAGATATGTACAGACGATTTGGTACAGCGTTTTCCGTAGATGCGGGGAGCCGCGTTTGGTCGTAGGTGTGCTTTGCGCCGCATGCTTGCCAGACTGGTTTACAGCCGGATCGACACCCGCAAATCCCACAATGGAGCTGCGGCGCGGAAAACGGCGCACATCGCCAATCTCGGCCATAAGCTGCGCGGCAGTGATTTCGCCAACGCCGTACATGGCATGCACTGTATCGTACTCTGGCAGTTGCCGCGCAAGGCGTGCCATCTCGGCGCGCAAAGCGGCCAGCGTCATCTTGCCTGCAAGCAACTGCTGGGCAGCAGTCGTAATCAGCAGCTTTGTGTTGTCATTCTTCGGCAGCGTGGTGAAATGGCCACAGCTTCCCGCGTAGATGTCCAACGCCTTCTCTGCGCTGTAATGGTAGCCCTTGCGCTTGCACCACTTCTGATAGCGCTCGGTGAATGCCTTCTCGCTGACGCGGCAGATGCAGTCACAGTGCCAGAAGGTCATGACAAAATCCACCCATTTCTGGTGACCGTCGGCGCGCTCCGGGCTGGAGAACAGTTCGTTCACGCCGGGAAAGGTCTTGTCGGTCAGCGAAATGAGATTGTTTTGCAGCGATACCACCGTTTTCATGTAGAGGTTGTACTGGCGGCTGCACAGCTTCAGTTGTTGTCTTACCGTGTCCATGGGAGTATATTCCCGCAGATCTACCCAATTGTCAAGGCCATACTTGGCGATCTTCATGGCGTCCGCCTTGTCGGTCTTGACCTTGCGGATTGAGCCGCCCCCGCTCTGCTTGATGAACAGCGGATTCAGGACGCAGACATAAATGCCGTATTCGTGCAGCGCCGCCGCTACCGGCTCATGGTAGCGACCGGTGGCCTCCATGATGACGCGGGTATCTTCCCCCAGCGCGATGATGGCGTAGGCCATCTGCTCCAGACCGACCTCGGTGTGGAGAAATTCCTGTGGCAGTAACGCGACTTCACCCATTGGCCTCAGGGCAGCCACCATGCTTTTCCCTTTGGAAACATCGATCCCTACTGCGTTCATTTAGTTCCTCCTTGTGATTGGATATGGCTTCCCGCCCTTTCCTCATTGCCTGTTCAATCTCCTGGGTGACACGAGCGCACATGGTGGCTCTACCTGCGCAAATCGAATGCTGCGAACGAGAGAGGCGGCTGACGGACTCATTTACGGGCGTGTTGGCCCAAGGTGAGCTATGTCAGGCCATTTACTCTCCCATTCTAACAGCTTCGGCTTTGAGATGGGAAAAGACGCGGCTGGCTGCCGCGCCTTAAACCGTAATTATTATTGTAGGAGGTGATACAATGTACAGAGTATATGGGAAATTATGGATAAAGCGTTATCTCAAGGTTATGGATCGAAACATTATGACTGCTTTTATGATGGGGTTTGATGACGCTGCATCCGGGCGGGAACGGCAGGAAACTTCATACCAGGATACAACACCCGGAACGATGCTGCACGCTGTGACACAGTACGCTGCTGCGGCATATGACAAGGGGTATTCTATGGCAAAGGGTGATGATGAAAAATGAATTTACTCAATCTCTATGTAAAGCTTTCTGTTGATACAGGACAGTACGATGAATCTATAGAAAAAGTGCGATCCTCCGCCGAAAAGGTTTCAAAGAACTTTGACACAGTTGGAAAAGAAACAAAAAAAGCATCCAATAACTTCAAAAAAGCTACTGGTGCCGTTGAAAAATTCACGGTTGCCACAGACGACGCAGGGGATAATACCAAAGATTTTTCCAAAGAAGTAAAGGATGCGGAGAAGAATACTGCGAGCCTATCCGAAGCATTGAGCCGCTCTGATATGGTTTTTGCCGATTTGACCGCAAATGCCATAGCGGGAGCAATTAAGGCAGTTGGGAATTTTGTCAGCAGCATTGTGAACCTCGACCAGACAACGGCTGAATTTCGAGAGGGGCAAGGTAAATTAAAGACAGCATTTGAGCAATCTGGATTTAGTGCAGATACCGCAAAGCAGGCGTATGAAAAACTGTATTCCGTGCTCGGCGATACTGACCAGGCAACCGAAGCGTCACAACTTCTCGCAAAGCTGGCGGACAACGTGGGGCAGGTATCTGACTGGACAACGATAGCAACCGGCGTTGTAGGTACATTTGGTGACAGTCTCCCAGTTGAAAGCCTGATTGAAGCAGCAAATGAAACTGCAAAGGTCGGAACAGTAACAGGGACACTTGCAGATGCTCTTAATTGGGCAGGCGTCAACGAAGATGTGTTCAATGCCCAGCTTGCAACGCTTAACTCAACGCAGGAGCGAACGGCTTTCATTACGGGAACGCTCAATAATCTGTACGCTGACGCCGCAGATGCATACAAAGAGAATAACAGCTCAGTAATCAAGGCCAATGAAAACCATTTGAAACTGCAGGAAACGCTTGCAAAGATCGGTGAGGCCGTTGAGAATGTCAAAAGCGCTTTCCTTGAAAAATTTGCCCCTGTCCTTGAAGATATGGGCGGGAAGATAGCAAGTTTTATCGAAGGAATTGATGCGGAAAGTCTCGCAGATGCCTGCATTAGCATCTATAAAACACTCAATGCGTTATTGCCGGTCGTGGTTGGCATTGGGGCCGCGTTTTTATCATGGCAAGTCGTTTCTACTGTTCAGGCAGCAGCGGCGGTCATTCTCGGTTTAGGAACAGCGAGCGGAACAGCGGCTACATCAATTACAGCACTTAACGCAGCTATAGCCGCGAATCCGATTGGCTTTGTGATTACGCTTGTTGTTGGCCTTGCCTCTGCAATCATTACATTATGGAAAACAAATGAAGGATTCCGTGACGCGGTTATAGGAATCTTTGAAAGCATCAAACAGGCCGTGGAAAATTCTGTTAACTTCATCTCCGAAAAGATCGATAGCATCAAAGATAGGTTTGGTGAGGTTGTTACGGGGGTAAAAAATCTGCTCGGTATTCACTCACCGTCCCGCGTCTTCGCCGGGATCGGCGAGAACATGGCTCTTGGCTTGGGCGAGGGCTGGGATAACGAATACGGCAATATCAAGCGCAGCATTGCATCTGGCATGGACTTTGGAACGGCATCAGTCGATTTTGGAGCCTCCGGCGTCGCGGCGATCGGCAACTCTATTGCGTCCGGTGTTGGTGCATTGGCGACCGGCGGTGTGGGAAGTATTGTAATCAATTTGACAACCGAGCTGGACGGCGCGGTGCTTGCGCGTAAAATGGTGCCGTACAACGCGGCAGAGGCATTAAGGAGCGGAGTGTGAGAGCAAGGAGGGGGAGTGATACAAGGCCACCAGCCGGAGAAAGACCGGCAGCAGGCAGCAAGGGCGGCGGGATTGCCTATCCTTTGTTCCCTTGTGAAGTCCTGTCCGAAGCACAGCGGCAGGTAGCGCCCCAAAGTACCTGGGCGCGGGAGTAGCGATAGTGCCATTTATTCTATCTCAATCCATAATAAAGCCCACAGGAACGCTCCTGTGGGCTTTCTGCGCTATATGAGAGAATCTATCGGCAAACGGTTGGGGTCTGTCCCAAATTCTGTGTAAACGCCGAAATGCGGTGCAAATAGAGCAAAATTTATTCAAGGCGGAAGTGGCG